CAGCAACACCAGCAGCAACACCAGCAGCAACACCAGCAGCAGCGCCAGCAGCAACACCAGCAGCAGCGCCAGCAGCAACACCAGCAGCAACACCAGCAGCAACACCAGCAGCAACACCAGCAGCAGCGCCAGCAGCAACACCAGCAGCAACACCAGCAGCAACAAATCAAGTATCACCAGCAATACAAGCAGCACAAAACGCGGCACCTGTTGAAAAACCAAAACTTGCCGATCAAAATATCATTACGGTGAAAGCAAAAGAAATACTGCTATCGGCTGACAAATTCATTCTGCAAAAGAAAACAGGTGTGTCTACTGGAGTTGCCAATCTTCAGGGTAAGACGCCAGCGGCAACTCCAACTGGCGGCGGAACTACTACTGGTGGTAATACTGGAACCACTGGTGATACCGCAACTCCAACTGGCGGCGGAACTACTACTGGCGGCGGAACTGCTGGTGGTGGAACAGGTGCAGCGGCAGAACAAATGCAAGCTGGCAATATGACAACAATAAAAACAGCCAGTGGTAAATCTGTTCAGGTTGGCGAAAAATATGCACAACAATTTCAAGGATTTATTGGTGATCTAGAAAAAACTGGTTATAAGATCAATGATATTGGTGGGTTCGCTGATCGTCAAAACGTAAACGATCCATCCAAAAAATCTATGCACGCTTATGGTGCGGCTATTGATATTAATCCAGATGCAAATCCAAATAACTCCACCAAAACTGACATGCCCAAAGAAACTGGAGAATTAGCTAAGAAATGGGGATTAGGTTGGGGAATGAATTGGACTTCAGTTAAAGACCCTATGCATTTTTCAGCAGCAGCACAAGAAGGTGGAAGCACACCAGCAGCAACACAAGACGCAACAAAAACAGAAACATCCAGTGACGGTGCTAAGGGTGCGGAAACAGGAGCAGCACCAAAACCAACAGCACCAGCCGCACCTGTTGCACCATCAATATCAACTGGCGCAGGAGTTTATAATGCATCCACAAAAAGTGAGCAATCGGCAAGAGAAGCAGCTAAACCTGTTGTTAATATTAGCCAGCCACCACCCCCATCGGCACCACCTGAACCACTAGGGGTGATACAACCACCGATCAGTAGCACAGAACCGGGGAATGTAGAGCCACCAGATTCAAGAAGTCGTTACAAAAAACTCTTTATGATGGCAGCATAAAAAAGGGGTTGCTAGTTTCATCACTAGCAACCCCCACAGTTTAGACGTGTATCATTTAGTCCCTAGACAAGTTCTTGAAAAACTCCATATCCTCGTCATCGTCATCCGTTACACTAGCAGCAGGTGCCGCCTTCGCCTTTGGAGTATCATGCCAGGGAATTTCGTCATCCACATCAGCAGGTTCAGCCGCCTTTTTACGTGCAGTATTAACCTTACCCTGAGTCGTTTCACCAAGAACCAGATCGAGACGCTTCTTAAGTTCGTCGTAACTCTTAAAGTTAGACTCAGCCAAGAAAGCTTGAAGTGAATATTCATGCTTCCACAGTGCTTCCATATCATCATCGTTATCAAACAAAGGTGAAGGAGAAGCGAACTCAGACTTGTCGTAGTTGCGGTAGCCTTCAACGTTGCGAATCTTCAACTTAAAATTGGCACCTTCCCACAAATCAAAAGGATTGATAGGGCGTTCGTCACCAAATTGAGGATTCATTGCTTCGTTGATCTTATCGAAGACTTTCTTGCCAAACTTGAAGAGAAAGTGCTTACCGTTGTTTTCGGGATTAGCCTTGTCTTCAATAACAAAAATGTTTGCGATGTAGTGTAGATTGCGCTTTTGTGCTCGTGCTTGCTTACGAGTTTCAGAACTGTCATCGGTAGACATGTTCCAAAGTTTGTTATTCAAATCCGAAACGGGATCAGGAGTGCCAGCACCAAGTGTAGTGCGGGAATTTTCGATATACCATTGACCGGTTGGACCCTTAAATCCATGTTCCCAAAGACGAACGAAAGGAACAGGTTCATCACCAGGAGCAGGAAGGAAACGAATTACAGCGTATCCATTACCTACCTTGTCAACGTTAGGATACCAAAATCGAGCATCCTTAACAGAATCAGCCTTTGCGTTTAGCTTAGTAATTTCCTGAGTAAGAGTCTCAAGGGAATTCTTGCCACGAGCAGCCTTTAGTTTTGCGAAATCAACCATTGTATTCTCCGTATAAGTTGTATTTGTTGTATAAATTGTATGATTTTATATTGGAAGAAACGCTCTTCCAATATTATTTAGTCTACCGCTACAGCGAGAACTTGTCAAGAAGGATTTTACGAATTCGTTCTTTATCGTATGGAAGGAACGGAAGGTATTTTCGTATCTTTAATGATAAGCTTTGCCATACTGGATCATCAGCTAGTTTCTTATTCCACATGGATAAGCAACCAACAAGGTCTGTAAGAACCACAAGCGTTTCGAGTGTGATATCTTTCCCAAGAAACAATTTTAGTAACTTAGGGTGCTGATTATCAATGACCTTGAAATTTTCATCGAAGTCGTCATCCAGCTTCGATAAATCGTTTTGAACGGTGTATGAAAGTGATTGGACTTTTTTACGCCAGTCCTCATAAACTTTTTTAGCATTATCGTTGTTGGTGATATCACGAACCCAGGCATTTTCATTAACCACGAAATTTGCCAGCATAAAATTTCTTGGGTCTTCGTGTCTTGCCAATTTTTCGAAAAAGTATCTATCTTTTCTCTTATTGAATGAGGCCATACCTGATCGAACTTTCCAGTGATATTTTACAACATCATATGCTTCTTCTGTAAAATGTTTCTTAATAGCGATATAAGACTGAAAAGTTTCAAATGGCGTCATTACTACTCCTTAGTCACAATGGCAATACCGCAGATCGTTTAATAATATTCATATTCTCTGCTTCCAATTGAATTTTATACTTGATGACCATATCCTTCTTGATCAAGGCAGCAGCGTATTCAACGTCTAACTGCTTACTCTCACACCATAGCACAACGGCATCAATGTAGTCAAGTTTTTTTTCTTTGCAAATAGATTCGATATCAGAAGCAAAGGTAATAGCGTGTTTAAGCATCGTCATCGTCCTCATCGCGCAAAAACGGAAACCAAAGCTTCGAACAAACTCTAATACAAATTCCCCACAATTCCCAGCAAATAACACCAATAAGTGTATACCACCAATAAGGAATATATTGCAGCACCGTGTTATTAACGGCCACCGCACAGATTATCGCTAAAAGCATAAAAATACCGCCAAGCAAAATCTCGTTATAACGATCTAGACCAGTTTCTTTTTTCATTTAAGTCCACAACCCATCGTAATACTTGGCGAACAACCTACGACCATTTGCCATTCGTGCCATGTGTGCCTTTAGTCCATCTTTATCTACAGGACCATTGTCAGGATAAAACTGCTCTTCCCAATCAACATTAGCATGATTCTCAAAGGCAAAGATCATTTCATCCAAGACATATTCCCATCGATTGTGCCAGTAAGGGTCTATATCATACTGATATTGACTAAAATATTCACCACGCCGCAATTCTTCAGGCACGTCTTCATCATCAATAAACGGTGAACCAAGAAGGTTTTTCCGCATAACTTTAAGAGCAGGCGCAATAATCAAAGCAAGTGTGTGATCAAGACTCCAAACATCATACTTGTCAATACGAACCTCAACCTTGCGCTTTTTGTTGTGGTCTTTAGGGTAACGTCCCACAGAAACTTTCATCATTTTTTCCTAAGTAAAATGGTAGGCGACCCGAGTTTCGATCTCGGTCTAGAACAGTCATCTACTGCTAAAGGGCTTATAAGGCCCTCTCGTGTCCCAACACCATCGCCCATAAAATATTATCAGTGATGTGATAGTGCAAAAATTAAAACAATAATAAAACCAATGAGACCACCAATAATTGTTGGCATTATCTCTACATCACCGCTATTACTGCTGCCACTGCCACTACTAGACCGCACACGAGAAATGCCATAAACATCATTCCCATAAAGAGTTGTAAATACTTCGTGTGCTTCTGACCAGTTATCGTTTTCGATTTCCGCATATACTTTGCGTTGCGATCCATTGATACTAGTATAAGCCATCCATTTTCTTGACATTATATAGACCTTTCGGAGTAATTGGTGGGGTGTCTTGGTATCGAGCCAAGCCAGTCAAAAGACACGCGATTTACAGTCGCGGCCACGTCCTTAGTGGTATACCACCCCATATGGTGATCCTGACAGGATTCGAACCTGTATAAAACTGCTTAGAAGGCAGTGAACTTATCCAATTAGTCAACAGGACCATTTAATTTTTTATCGAACGCGAAACACCGAAAATTTCACGCCAGGATTGTGTTCAGGGTTCCAAACCATAGCATAGCGAACCTTGCCACCAAAATCGGGCATATCAACCACCCTAGCGTTCTCTGTAATCCCCCAAGGTGCCCAAACACGCTCAGGGCGACCAATAGGAGCATCAGCAGGATCGGGCATCACTACCTTATTCATATTCAAGCCACCTTCATCAAAATAGTGTTCTCATTAACTCGTTCTTGGATATTATCCGTTTTCTTCAACTCGGTCAATAGTTTTGTCGTAGCTCTCTTACCACCCGAGAGAATGGCAGCTATGTGATTTTCGGTATTGCGCCCAGCCCGATATGTGCCACTACGGGTTTCGTCGTATTTAGTGATAGCGGTGCGATACACATCCAGACCACCCCTGTCAATGGCATAGAACACCGTAATCGTCTTATATTTGGTGTTTAGCATCCAGAGTTCTTGTGCGCCCAAAATTTTCTCAGGTTTAATGGATGCGATTTTAAATTCCTTGCTTTCCTTTAAAGGCTTGACAAACTGAATTTTTTTATCTACCTTGACAGTTTTGGGCTTACGTGGTTGGCGCATAGCCTTGGCATTACCAGCAAAGCGATCACAATCGGTCAAAATACCGGCGTAGAACTTGCTTCGGGTCCGTAGGTCATCCTTAGCCTTATTTGCGTAGCCTTCGAGCAATTGGGCATCAGCATCCCGCTTAAGCACCTCAGTAGCCTCTTCAGCGATGGGACGATAGAAATCTGCTACTTTGGTAGCCAGAAGCGCGGGAATCTCTTTTGCGGTTAGCCATTCATACATAGATAGGGTATAACCCTGTGCATCAATGGCCTCTTCAAATTCACCAATGAAATCAGATACTTTGTCCTTGATGCGATCTTGGATATTGACGATTTTTGCCGTTTTTACGGGTTCAACGGTATCTTTTTCGATTGACTTTTGATCAACAGACAAAATAGCGTCTGAGACCTTGCTAGATAAAAACGCCGCACTGTTGTCCAGGTTAGCGCCACGAGAGAGAATACGGGCGATCCAAGCAGCCTGAACCGGAAAACGGGTGTCTGAAACGCTCTTAAGCAGTTTAGCTTCCTTAGTGCGACCACAGCCCACCAGATAGGCGTCAAGATATTCTCGGGCGTCATCTCGGCTGCACATGTAGTTATACCACGTCATAGCCTTAGCATAGGCCACATCGTCAACAGGTCCACCAGACAGATCGGGTTCCTCACCTAGATACTTGTAATTGATCAGATATTGCTCGGTCTTGGTAGTGCGAACCGGCTTGATCTTTTTGGCAATTAAAGCTTGACGACGGGCCATTTTTATATTCCTAAATGTGTTCTTCGGGGTTGACAATAAGACGCGGAGAGAACCCCACCACGTTATCCTTGTCCTCATAAGTCGGGATATCTACCACGTCTAGTTGCTGATTGTCAAGCACAAATCCCAGGGAAACCAAAAAAACTTCCATCTTTTCCAGAATTGTGCGAAGACCATCATGTTCCTCGTCAAACTCAAAATTGTATGTAAAATTTTCATGATTGTCAACCATGATTCGGCTGTTCTTTTTAAAAGAAAGTGTAATTCGTGACTTCATAATTAGTCCTTTTCGTTTTACGGTTCCTTATCGTTTTGCCACCCACCCTGGCATAGTGATCTCTGCCTCTCGGATGGTGACAAGACGCTTTGTGCCTTCATTGAGCACTTCATACTCGTCAGAGGTGTATACAACCGAACACCGGCTTTTGGGGTAGTAGTCACCACCATAGACCTTGAACGCTTTAGGCGTCTCATATTCGATGGCTATGAGAGTTTCAAAGGTAATCCGGTCAGGCATAGCGGTTTCCTTATTCATCATATTAAGAATATAGCATAACAAGAAAATTAGGTAAATGATACTTTATGCATAGCTGTTATGCATCAAGTCGCCTTCATGCATAATTACCATAGAGGTCGCCGGTCAGTTGGTCGTCTGCGGCGGAAAGCCACACGTAGAAATCATAAGATTTTTCGCCACATGAGCCGATTACCGGAACAACAACCGCGATTCCTCCATTTTCATAAGTCCACCGGACGGGACCAATGGTGTAATTGTCACAACCCCAACGGTTGAGCATGTTTTGAGCATATTCTGTTGCGGTAACTTCATTGAGATAATGCGTCATATTCTCGTTTCCTCATTCATCGTATTAAGAATATAGCATTGCCAGCAAATTAGGTAAATGCTATTTTATGCATAACAGCTATGCATAAAGATTTCGGCGTAGCAATTCACGAAAGATAATACGCTTTGAGCGATCGACTTCTGACAGCATATGCGTGTCCAATTTGCTTTCATCTACTTTGCAGAGAAAGTTATACGTGACCAGCAGATCATCTGTCGATTTGAAGCGCAGCATCAGCGGTGCAAAAAACTTACGCATCATCTTGCATCCCCATATTCATCGTTAGTTCCAAGTCCAGAAAAAAACTTCAGCATTTTCATAGACTTTAATGTGTCCAAAAACCTTAGCATTACCATAGACCCCAGCATTGCCATAGACCCGAGCATTGCCATAGACCTCAGCATTGCCAAAGACCTGAGCATCACCAAAGACCTGAGCATCACCAAAGACCTGAGCATTACCAGAGACCCAAGCATTACCAGAGACCTCAGCATTACCAGAGACAATGGCATTACCAGAGACCCAAGCATCACCAGTGACCCAAGCATTGCCATAGACACAAGCATTGCCATAGACCATAGCATTGCCAGAGACCATAGCATTGCCATAGACCATAGCATTGCCATAGACCCAAGCATTGCCATAGACCTGAGCATTGTCGCAGACCCAAGCACTACCAGAGACTTTAGCCTCAAGTCCAACATAAACAGTGCGGGAAACATAAGCAGTAGCAGCAACCCAGCCACCACCATTGGGGTGTTTGTGCGCTGCCACCGGACCATTGCCATCTTGAAAATCATACATGGTAGTTTCCTCATTCATCATTCTCTATGACCACATAATAGCATATCAAACGGTGGTGTCAACAGAAAAATCACACAGTTTCTGAAACTTTTTCCACAGCGCGGCAGTTGCTGAGATAATCCCACGCCACGTTGCCGTCGTCCAGGCGCACACCCACACGGGTCACCTCACGGAGCGGGTTCACACCGCTGCGATAGAAGCCGTAGCTCTCGCGGCGCATCCAGAACATCTCGCCCTGGGTGCCCGGGGCATTCTTGCAGCCCTTGTAGATTTCAACGCGGTCGCCCTTGTTCATCTGCATGGTTCCTTGCTCTCTATAAACGCATATTAGCACATTAAAAGAGTGTGTCAACAGAAAAATCACGAAACACGAAATAAATCATGCAATTTAAGAATGGTAGCTTTTTCTGCAATTGCGACGATATTGCCATTCTCATGAAGCATATTTGCAATGCACTGGGCATATTCGCGGTTGGCAATCAGCTTCGCGGCGGGTTGTTCATAGATGGGGCGAATTTGTTTGATCACGGCGCGGACGGTGGGAGTAATCGACATATCGGTATCTCCTGTCTATGGAAGCATCATAGCCGAATTGGGATATCGTGTCAACAATTATTTTGGGGTAGGCGAGGGGTTTTTACACCCCTGCCATTTCCAGAGCAGTCTCAAGAGCCTTGGTTTTAAGGTTTTTATTGACGCCATACCAAGCCGATTGCATACGGTTGTCGGTAGTGCGGCCCATAACGTGATCGGTCATATAGGTGACGGTATTGAAAGCTTGCCACCACGAACCACGCGCAAATTCTGCACCGGGTTGAGTGTTAATCACGCTGAGAGCCAAACCGGCGTTTTTGCTAATTTCTTTTTCACCAGAACCAGTAGAAGGAAAAATGGTCTTGAAATAGTCAGAAATGCTGTCGGCGGTGTAGCGTTTGCTGCCGAGAAATTGTGCCATTTCCTTATACTTGGCAAGCTTTTCTGCTGCAACACCAAGCATCAACTTCACGTTGTCGCCATTAAATTCGCGGCGGTGACTGATCTTGACCATCTTTTCGACCTTAGTGTTCAAGCTCAAGGTCAAAGTGTTATTGCAGACAACACGAATTGGAGTGAAGCGAATATCGGTAGAAAACCCATACTTGTGAAAATTGGTGAAGTGCAGATAGGATTCCACCTCATCGCCCTTGAAAAGAGTGAAACCGTCCTTCACCTTAGCCAAGGCCCACACAATCTGACCATCCTTAAGAGAGCCAGCAGTGTGCATTTCCATATCACCCTCAGCGATGAAATCATTAAAGAATTCAAAGGCTTCGGAGTTCTGCACAGGATTCCAATCATCAGAAACCACATCCAACACGCGGTCATCGGAACTACGCACCAGAGCGGAATGCTTGACGGAAACTTGTTTGCCGTTGATATTAGCGAACGCCGGAACCTTCTGCACGGTCCAATCAAGACCAGCAGCCTCCAAAATTTGATCAGGAGTCAGATCAGCCGGAACGCGCTTACCCAAGCCGTGCCACGGAGTTTCACCAACGTAGGCCATTTGAGCCACACCGTTCACCATTTCGAGTTCATGAGCCATTTTCGTATTACCTTCTTTGTTCAGTTGATTTAAGAGTTATACACCAGATAGAAAGGCACGTCAATAGTTTTTTTTAATTTTTTAGGTGATATTTTCATGATTGCAGTGATATTGATACCATGAGGCGGCGTTGGGGGAAACGGCTGGGCGACCTCGGCCTTGACCGGATACATATGGAGCGATCGCCCCGCCGGTGGCAACAGCAAATTGTCGCCCCCTCTCATAATCCCACTGTTCCTTTACGCTAAATTTATCATACAACTCATTGAAACCGAACCCACTTTTTGCGTCTTCATATCCAATATGAAACGCCTTTGTAGACATGATTGATTTCACGGTGCATGGTTTAGTTGTCGTTTGCGCCATTAAAACCTCCTGTTAGTAAGGAATGAAGGACAGAGAAATTGGATTGAAGCGGCCAAGAATTTCGCCAGTTTTGGTATGCATCAGAGTAGACTCAAAACAGCTTTCCTTCATATATTTGATAGCAGTTTCCATGTTATAGAAAGCAGTAGAAGAACCGCCGAAATTAGTGAAGTATACCAGAAACATCAGAAACTCTCCCTCTCTTATGAAGGTAGCTTACCTAGATTTGGGATGCCTGTCAACCATTTTTTTAAAGAATATTTCCGCGAGAATGGTGCCAAGCAAGAGTGTCTATTGCGGCGGGTGAAACAGCCGGAAGACCGTTTTGATGAAACTCATAGGGTGAAATTTGACCACCAGTGACGAAAAAAAACTGGCGACCGCGTTCATAATCAAATTGCGATTTTTCGTGAAAATCGTCATAAGATTGATCAAACCCACGACCATTTTTGGCATCATCATAACCAATACGAAAAGCCTGGGTTGCGATGATGTTTCTAAAAATAGTAGTGCGAACTGATGTTTGTGACATTTTTACACCTTTACCTTGGGATCATACCAGACTTGCATGGTGCCGGGTTTTACCCAGCCTTTACGGGCAACATATGTTAATGCGCGGTCAGTGGCAATAGCATAGTATTTGCGAGCGATAGAAAACGGAACCGGACCAGGGCCATAGCCGATCATCATCTGCTGAAAGTGGTAGATGCGTGAACCAATAAAAGCTTGGCGTTCGCGGGCTTCCATGATCAGGTTCTCCTTGTCTATGAAAAGAATATAGCCTATTCAGAGATTGTCGTCAAGCTTTTATTTCAAAAAAACGGTGCTAATTTCGTCAATTTCCACAGTAAGCGTATCACGAGGAATATTATGAACTGCAATCATTTCAACCAATTCCACCGTATGGATCACCCTACCACCAAACTTGACGCGGCTATTGGTCACACGCCCACGAAAAGGATAAGCACCCAAATAGCTACCTTCGATGCGCAGACCTTCGAGGTTCCAGTTCATGTTCATTTCCTTGTTTTCCATGTGTGTATATTATCACATCTGGCGCAGGTGTCAACATTATTTTTAAATTATTTTGCTGCCCTGGTTTCTGCCTCTTCGGCTAATTGCGCCCAGTATTTCACGATGCGCAAAACACCTTTGACGTTAGGCGTAAGCCATTGTTCTACTTGCCAATCTTGGAGGTTTTTATTTTTGATATAGCTTTTAGCAGTCAAGCAACCTTCACGCGCATCAGCCTTGCAAAATCCACGGTTGTTATGTGTGTTGGCGCTGTTTTCCTGCTTTTCCGCTTCAGTCTGCCGCTTAAACAGAGCCACACATGCCCGTCCAATGATATGTGCGCGCTTGGCAGGATCAGCAGTTAAGATCATGTTTTCAAGAGATTGTTTAGTGATTTTCATAGTCTCGATCTCCTTGTCTATGAAAAGAATATGCCACAATGCCGATATGGTGTCAATAAAAAGTTTTTTAAAAATCGGATAAAAAGTTGTTGACTTGTTTCGGGCTGATCGGTATAACTCATCTCAACAAAACGTATGAGGTTTTTAAATGCCTAAAGGTGTTCCCAAGGCCGGTTTCCGCAATCGTGGTCCTAACAAGGCTACGTTGCTTAAAAGCGTAAAAGCTACTTCTCCTAACATGGTGAAGGTGAAAGAGCCTATTGCTGTTATTCCGCATGAAACGGATGCGCAGATCGAAGCTCGTCTTGCTGATCGTTTTGATATCGTTGACGCAATGACTCGCATGGCTGTTAAAGGCGATGCGCGGTCTTTGATTATTTCCGGTCCTGCTGGCGTCGGTAAGTCTTTTGCGGTTGAAGCGGCGCTGAAGTCCTGCCGTCATCATACCATCATCAAAGGCTATGTTCGCCCCACTGGTTTGTTCAAGCTTTTGTGGCAACACCGCAAGCCCAATAGTGTGTTGGTGTTTGACGATAGCGATGATGTGTTTACTGATGATACGTCATTGACTTTGCTGAAGGCGGTGTGCGACTCTTCGGATCGTCGTCGTGTTAGCTACATGACTGAAGGTGTTTTGCTCGACGATGAGACCGGTGATCGTATTCCTAAGAATTTTGAATTCGAAGGCACGATCATTTTCATCACGAACTATGATTTTGATGAACTTATTGGTCGTGGTCATAAGCTTGCACCTCACTTTCGGGCGCTTGTTAGTCGTTCACATTACATCGATCTCGCAATGAAAACGACTCGCCATTATCTGGTTCGCATTCGTCAGGTTATTAAGGCGGGTCTTCTTAAAAATATCGGTCTTGATCCTGCTGGTCAGATTGATGTGATTGATTTTATGGAGGAAAATCACACTCATCTTCGTGAACTTTCCTTGCGTATGGCTCTTAAGATCGGCAGCATTCGCCGGAGTAATAGGGCTGACTGGAAGAAAATGGCTAAAGTTTCTTGTTGCCAAAACGTCTAGAGTAACAAAAAGGGGAGCCATAAAAAGCTCCCCTTTTTTAATGTGTTATCAAATCCACACCAACTTCTTCGCACATGGACTTACTGCGTTTAAAGTTTTCTTCCCATATTTGATTTTTATCCGGAACCATCTTAGCGATAATCTTCACGATACCGGATTGAATTAAAGCTCTGGTGCAGTCAGCGCAGGGTTGCATTGTCACGTAAGCCACACAACCTTCTAATGGTATTCCATTTCTGGCTGCGTTATAGATTGCATTTCGTTCGGCATGTTCGGTCCAGAAGTATTTCTCTGGCCTTTGATGATATTCTTCTTTCGTATCATCCACACCCCTACAAAATCCATTAAAACCAGTTGACCTGATTTCATGGTTTGAGCCGACAAGGACGCACCCAACTTTCGTGGAGCGGTCCTTGCTTTTCTTTGCGGTCAGTTGTGCCAGTTCAGTAAAATAATCAAACCAACTAAGCGACAAATCCGATTCAATTTTTTCCATTAGATTAAAGATTTAGCCCCTTTTTATCGACCGCGATGATAAAATTTTTCACCAATTCACTTCTGACAATATCTTCTACTCCAAATTCCACAAATTCAAAATCCCGATTCATCAATTTTAGAACACCCATAAATGTATTAATATCATTTTTGGATTCTCTTTCTTTATATCTAAAATCGGATTGCCTAAAATCACCAGAATATATTATTCTACAATTTTTTCCACAACGAGTTATAACGGAAGACAATTCACCCCAATCCATATTTTGCATTTCATCCACCACAACAATACAATCGTTTAGGGTAATACCACGAATAAACGAAGTCGAAATGAACTCCACCAATCCACGTTGTTTAAGATATTCGTAGGAATCCGATCTACCAAAAAGCTCCGTGCAAATCGCATAATATGGAGCCTCATATACTTTGGTTTTCTCTTTGTTTGATCCTGGTAAGAAACCCATATCTCTAGTTGGGACTACCGATCTCACGATATAGATTTTTTTGTATTGAGAGTCAGCCGAAAGAAGTTCTTTTAGCGCAAGATATAACGAAATGAATGTTTTACCTGTCCCAGCAACACCATGAAGCATCAAGTGTTTACCTTCATTATAAGCCTTGAAGGTAATCTTCTGGTTTTGTGTCATAGGCTGAACATTGTCTAGGGTGAAATTTATTGTAGGATTAGACTGTTTATTTTCGTTTTTCTGGTTGCGGCGTTTTTCTTTTCTTGAGACTCTCTTGGGTGCAGATTCCATGTTAACTCCAAAATGATTTAGTCGAATGTGTTTACCGTAGAACGGGATATACCTTTGGAGTTTTTCTTTTTGATTTCGCGTAATACATCTCTAAAAGAATCCGGAGGCTTAACCATACCCATTCTTATACTATCACCTATGGCGGGTGCAGCAAGAAGTTGTGTCATATGTGGATTCTTCTTAAGGAACTTTTCAAGCTGTTTGAAAGTTAGAATATCCTCTGAAACTTCTTGTGTAATCGTATTTAGAAATTGATACATGGGCATTAGTAATAATCATCCTCTTCATCTTCTTCCATAGCCAGTAAATCTTTGATATTTTTGGATCGTAATACATTCACAAGACGTTTTTCTTTGCGGCGGTCTGCATCCCTAGCCAAAGAATTGTAGTTATTGTCTTCGTCGTCCCAATAACCACGGTCTTCATTACGGAAAGTCTTTTTAGTCTTGCTCATACGATTAGTAGTCCCGGAAATGCTTTGTTGACAAGTGATGCTGTGATGTTCGGATAAGGAATCTTTTTATCCTTCATTGCAATTAAAAGTTTTGCGTCTTCATGATCGACCGTTTCCAGTAGTTCGATGAAAAGTGCTTCACGTTTTAGTTGGTTCAGATTTGGATTACCGCCTTCAACGAAAAGATAAAGCTTTCGTGCTTGACTATACAACGAACCTTCTTGGTCGTGTAGATTATTTGGTTTATATGGGGGATCGCCATCAGGAAGCAACCACTTAATACCCGGATCAAGCGCACCCTTAAGTATATTAACAAGAGGAACACTATGATTTTTTTGAAGCATAACAACACGTTCTTCCTCAGTATTCAAATTCGAAACCATTTTTAAGGTCTCGGCCACTCCCAATTTCATTATACGAAATCTCCAATTGATTCAGTTAGGTTTTTCAAACGATGTGCCATAAAATAGTTCATGAGATTCTTGGCCGGTTTTCCTTGCTGCTCATGATAACTACTTACCACTTCATTATATATATTTTCGGGAATGTTGCTGAGATCAATAAGTTGTTCGTTTCGCTTATAATTTCTTAGCATAAGTTCATTGCAGAATGATGTTGGTTCTTGTTTTACCCATTCCTCAAGTTTCTTTTTGAATACTGGCTTTTGGCGTTCACCGATCACCAAGCAGTTATCACTTGACAGAATATTAGGAATACCGTCACCAGTATCACCGGATATAATGTGTTCACGAAGAAAAACAACAGGGTCTTTTTCAACAAGATAGCGGTCTCTCACTGGATCGTATTGTGTAACGTTACTGAAATGCTGAAGTTGTTTGAAATCTTTATCCCCTGAAAGAATGAGGATTTTCGTGTCAGTATTACCAAATCGTTTACACAATGACGCAATAATATCATCGGCTTCTGCCTGTTCAATATCAATAACAGGATACTTAAAGTTTTCTTTTAGCTCATGACGAAGCATGTCAAAACACTCAAAAATCATCTTCCAATCTAGTTCGGATGCATCACGACTTTTCTTGCGGTTGGCCTTGTAGTATGGGAAAACTTCCTTACGCCAATATCGTTTACCATCACACGCTATAACAAGCTCGCCGTATTCTCGCTTGAACTTGGATCGATAAGAACGTAACGAATTGAGAACCATATGACGAACCATATTTTCCTCAATCTGAGCGTTCTTATGGTTGCCAAGTTGAACCATAATATTTGACAGCATAACCTGAGACAAATCAACAATAATAATAACACTCACTCCTTTGGGGCAATAATCAATTTGATTTTATCTGATATCGAAAGCATACCATCTCCATCCTCTGTAAAAACAGCTTCTGCAATGATTTGAAGAGGGTGATCGATACCATAACTTTTTAGCAACAAAGACCTAACCGCTTCAATAACAAGAGCACCTTCCTTAACATCACCGTCTTCTTCTGCCGGTTGAAACCCTGCTATTGAAAGTTGATCGAATAGCAGGGGAATCACCGTTTCGATTGTTTCTTGAATATGAACCTGACGTATTAGGTCCATATTTTCTTCAATCTCTTCGAATGTCGTTGGATGGTTTGCTAAATTATCTGATATCTTCTTTTGTTTTGGAAAGACTACTACGTTATTTGCGATCATATTGGAAGATACCATTC